ATTTACCGGATCTTTACCAGCTGTAAGCTCTGGTTCATTTGGTTCTGCTGTTGGGTCTAACATCCCAGTAGGTAGAGTAGCTAATTTTTACAACAACATTAACGGAACCGATAGCCAAGGATTAGTTGGTGGTGATTACACAGATGCAATTGCATTGTTATCAAATGTAGATGAGTACAAATATAATGTAATATCTATTCCTGGTCTATTAGCTTCAACTCACGCTACTCAAACCACAGCTTTAGTAAACAATACAATTGGAAGAGGTGATGCTATTGCAATTATAGACTTGGTAGGATATAACTCACAAGTAAACGCAGTAATAAACCAAGCATCTGGATTTGATTCTAGCTATGCTGCTACATACTGGCCTTGGTTACAAACTATTGATCCTAATACAGGTGAGGCAGTTTGGGTACCAGCTTCAACAATGATTCCAGGTGTATATGCATTTACTGATGCTTCAAGTGATCCATGGTTTGCTCCCGCAGGTATTACCCGTGGTGCATTAGGTCAAGTAATTAGAGCTGAAAGAAAATTAACCGCTGGAAATAGAGATGATATATATGAGGCAAATGTTAACCCAATTGCTACATTCCCTGGAAGTGGAGTAACAGTATTTGGCCAAAAAACACTTCAGAAACGTGCTTCTGCACTTGATAGAGTAAACGTAAGAAGATTATTAATTGCCCTTAAGAGCTTTATAGGTCAAGTAGCAGAAGGATTAGTATTTGAACAAAATACAGCCGCTACTAGAAATAACTTCTTAAGCCAAGTTAACCCATACTTAGAATCTGTACAACAAAGACAAGGTTTGTACGCATTTAAAGTAGTAATGGATGAAACTAACAACACAGCAGATGTGGTAGACAGAAACGAGCTAGTAGGACAAATATTCTTACAACCAACTCGTACAGCTGAATTCATTGTGTTGGATTTCAACGTGTTGCCAACTGGTGCAGTTTTCCCTGCATAAGAAGTTAGAATTTAGATATTTATAATAAAATAAAGCACATATAAAATGGCAGTATTAGATCCAAACGAAATATTCTTCACAGCTTTTGAACCAAAGCAGGCGAATAGATTTATAATGTATATAGATGGTGTTCCCTCCTATACCGTAAAAGGTATGGGAGCGGTAACATTAACTCAAGGAACAGTAGCTCTTAACCACATTAACGTACAACGTTTTGTTAAAGGCAAAACTACTTGGGGACCAATCCAATTTACCCTATTTGATCCAATCACTCCTTCCGGTGCACAAGCGGTAATGGAATGGGTTAGATTGCACCACGAATCTGTAACTGGTAGAGATGGATACTCTGATTTCTACAAGAAAGATTTAACATTCAACGTGTTAGGCCCAGTAGGTGATGTAGTATCTGAGTGGATTATTAAGGGAGCAATGATCACTGATGCCAACTTTGGTGACTATGGTTGGGATACAGAAAACACAGCCATTAACTTAACAATGACTGTTCAGCCAGATTACTGTGTATTGAACTTCTAATTAAATTTTTTATATAAATTTTTTAACCTACCCCATATCGGGGTAGGTTTTTTTATATATTAAAAGAATAGTTTGGATTCGTAAAAATTCTTTATTATCTTCATATTTATCATAGAACAAAAGTTATTTTAAAACAAGTATATGGCCGAATTTAAGTTACCTACCGAAACTATTGAACTACCCTCTAAAGGCTTATTGTATCCTTCCGACAGCCCACTTTCTAGTGGTACTATTGAAATGAAATACATGACCGCTAAAGAAGAGGATATCTTAACCAACCAATCCTATATTCAAAACGGAACAGTAATAGATAAACTATTACAATCTTTAATCGTATCTAAAATCAATTATAGTGATTTATTAATTGGTGATAAAAATGCACTATTAATTGCTTCCCGTGTTTTAGGATATGGTAAAGATTATACTTTTATGTATAATGGTAAAGAAGAAACAGTTGATTTATCTCAACTTTCTAATAAAGAATTAGATGAGTCTTTATACACTAAAGGTTTAAATAAATTTAATTTTGAATTGCCTCATACCGGTACTCACATCACATTTAAACTTTTAACTCATGGTGATGAGATAAAAATCCAGAATGAAATTAAAGGTTTACAAAAACTTTCTCCAAACACTTCTCCCGAAGCCACAACTAGATTAAAGCATATGATTTTAGCTATAGATGGAGATGAAGAACAGAAAAATATTCGAAACTTTGTAGATAATTATCTTTTAGCTCGGGATGCCCGAGCATTTAGAGAATATGTTTCGCAAATCCAACCCGATGTAGATTTGACTTTTTTTCCCGGAAGTGGGAGAGAATCAATTAATATTCCCATTGGACTTAGCTTTTTTTGGCCTGACCTCTAAAATAGCCCAAGAATTTAGAAAATCTGTCTTTGATCAAATCCACCAAATTGTCTTTCATGGCAAAGGTGGATATGATTGGGGAACTGTTTATAACATGCCCATTTGGCTTCGTAAATATACTTTTAAGCTTATAAAAGACCACTACGATGAAGAAACAAAACAAATTGAATCTTCTAAATCTAAACCCAACCAACAAACTGTTATAGACTCTTCAGGAAAAATCTCAGCTCCCCAATTTTTAAAACAAACAAGTTATAAATAAAACTGTATACTTTAATATTTATAACAAAATATTTTTATGGCTCTAGGAGATGGTAAAGCAAAAAAAGAAGCACAGGAGATAAAAGAAGAAATAGTTTTTCTTTTAGATGCCGTATCTTCTATTGGAGATAAATTAGTTGATGCTCTAAAAAAAGGAGGGGATGAGGCTGAGGATGTATCTAAAATTTTAAAAAAAGGGTTAGTAAGTGATATAAACCAAGCAGTTAGAAACACTGAAGAATTTGTTAAACTTCAAGTTAAAGCCGAAAAAGGATTAATAAGACAATCTGAAATTGAAAAACTTCAATTAAAACTTGAAGAAAGTAGACTTGCTCTTGAAATTAAAAAAAGAACTTTACAACTTCAAGGTGCAGAAGGTTTAAATAAAGAGTTAGAAGAACTTAACAAACAAGTTAAACTTCAAGAAGAAACTCTTGGGAATATAAAAACATATAATAAGGAACAATCCAAAGCTTTTGGTCTTCTAGACTTGACACTTGACTCAGCTACAGGATTTGCCAATAAACTTGATAAAAGTGGAAAATTAGCTAAAGTATTAAATGGAGATTTAAATAATACTCAAAAACTCACACTTGCTTCCCAATCTGCTTTTGCCATATTAGTAAATGGTGTGCTTCAAGCTAGTGATAATATAGCAGCAATTGCTAAAAATACTGGAGTATCAGCCAATGAGGCTCAAAGATTACAAGCTAGTTTTGCAGCAACTGCTCTTGAATCCGGGAAATTATTTATAAATAGTAAGGATTTAAACAAAGCATTTGGTGAACTCTCTAGTCAAACTGGATTAATAGCAGATTTTGGTGGAGAAACTTTAGTTACCCAAGCTACTTTAACTAAACAGTTAGGATTATCTGCGGGACAAGCTGGAAAGCTATCTCTATTATCTAGAATACAAGGTAAAGATACTGAAAATGTTTTAAGTAATACAGTAAAAACTGTAGGAGCAATTTCAAAACAAAATGGGGTTGCACTTAACGCTAAAAGTATACTAGAAGAAATTAGTAATACAAGTGCAGCTATAACAGTTTCACTAGGTAAAAATCCAATAGCTTTAGCTGAAGCAGCCTCTCAAGCTAAATTATTTGGTGCTAATTTATCTACAGTAGATAGTATTGCTTCCAGTTTATTAAACTTTGAAGAATCTATAACTAATGAATTATCAGCTGAACTATTAATAGGTAAAGATATAAACCTAGAAAAAGCAAGATTATTAGCTTTAAATAACGATCTATCAGGTTTATCTAAGGAATTAGCTGATAACGAGGAAATTATAACAGCATTCGCTACAGGAAATAGAATACAACAGGAAGCTGCTGCAGCTGCTATAGGTTTAAGTAGAGAACAATTAGCAGAAATAGCATTACAACAAGAATTTAATAATTTATCTGCAGAACAATTTAGAGACACTTACGGAGAAGTAACATACCAACAATTACAGTCTCAATCTGCTAGTGAAAAATTTGCTTCAACTCTAGAAGCAATTCAAGGAATTATAGGAGATATAGGAATTGCATTTGCTCCATTTTTGGATGGGTTAGCCACAGCTGTAGGATTCCTTGCTAAAAATAAGGCAGCAGCTATAGGATTAGCTGCAGTATTAACTACATTAGCTAGCATCTCTCTTGCTAATGCCGTGGCTAATATATTTGCTTCTTCTTTATTAACGGGTCCAATTGCAGGTCCTATACTAGCAGCTGCTACAGTTGCAGGTATGATAGCAGCAATTGCATCTACTAAAACATTAGCTACAGCAGATGACATAATAGCCCCTCCAGGATATGGAGATAGGATTTTATCTACACCAAAAGGTTCAATAGCATTAAACAATAGTGATACACTTGTAGCAGGTACAAATTTAGGAGGTGGAAATCAAGAAACTAAACGCACTAACCAATTACTAGAAAGATTAGTAAATCAACCAGCAGTATTTAAAATCGGAACCGATGAATTCTATACTGCTACCTCAAAATATAGCTATCAAATCCAATAATATTTAATATTTATAATAAATTAAACCTCACACACAATGGCATTATTAGATAAATTACAAAAAGACGGTACAGTATTAACCCCTTTAAGAGGTACTAGACCAACAGCCACTCTAGTAAAAGATGTAATCCAGGTAAATGATACTTTTTCTAAAGGACAATACCAGAATTATGTTGTTAATACCCCTAGATCTTTAGATCTTACAGGTAACAAGTAATATTAAATGGCGTTAATAAGCCGAAATACAGACCTAAAATCTTTACGGTACGGAAAGGATCGAGTAGGCGGTGGGGCAAGTAATCAACCTTACATCAAATCCCCTATCCCCGAAAATAGAAACCAACTAGACCGTAGTGGGGGAATTGACTTTCTCTTACGTGGTGGAACGTTAACCCCTTCTAGAGCTGCTGAGGATGTATCTAGGTTAACTAAAATGTTTTTTGACTTTAAGTCTCCGAATGGGGTACTTTTTACTGCTAAGCAAAATTTATTATCTAGAACAGGTGTAAAAACACAAGCAGGTGGATTTATAAACGAAGGTGCGTATTTACCAACCTCTACAATACTACAAGCTGGTGGAAATGCTTTTGGTACCCACCTATTAAAACAAGGAATAAACCCATTCCGAAATACTTCCCCAAATGCTGGAGCAATTAACAACCCACTTTTAAACTTATTGGGTGTAGGCAGTGCAGTTCAAGGTCTTATTAATAATGCTGGGGGGTTACCTGTATATTCACAAACAGTAAGATCTGATCAATCCCCCGATAATAACCGTTTAGTTCAACTAAAAGATACTAAAATAGGATCTAATATTAACCGCAAACAAGAAGGAATATTTGGTGATCAAACATTTAGACAAATTTTAGGTCAAATCAATCCATTTAAAAATAAATTAAGTAGTATAGCTAAAACTATCTTCACTAATAAAACCCAAAAACTAGGAATATCTAGTGATAACAGAGAAATTTTAAGATATGGTGGAGGCCCTGGTTCTATATTAGGGGTAGGACAAACTGCCATAAGAAGATACTATTTTTCTACTACCGAAGGATTTAGCTATGATGTATCTAAAGGATTTTTTAATGTTTTAGGAGCAGGGCAAGGAATAAAAGACAGATATTTAGGTAATACAGGTGGTAGTACAGTATCTGATTTTAGAAAAGAATTGGATATTAATCCAAATGCTACTAGACAAACCATCCTTTCTAAATCCCCAGATTATACAACTAAAAATATTGAAAATAGAGTTAACCTGGGAGATCCAGGAAGAAAAAATAAAAATGTTTCTAGCTACACTGCAGGATTAGGTAAGTTAGATAAAATCACAGCTATGCCCCTATACCAATCTGATAAAGGAAATCATAGTGGCCACCGAAATGATTTAGTTAAATTTAGTATTGGAATAATAGACAATAAACTCCCAGATCAAAGAGTTTATATTCATTTCCGTGCATTTTTAGATTCAATGGATGATCAATATAATGCAGAATGGAACAACTTTAAATATATGGGCAGAGGGGAAAACTTCTATAGATATAATGGGTTTACACGCAACATAAATTTAAGCTGGACCGTAGCCGCCCAATCCAAAGAAGAATTAATACCTATGTACCAAAAATTAAATTTTTTAGCCTCATCTCTAGCTCCAGATTTCTCTGATGCAGGTTATATGAGAGGTAATTTAGCAGTACTCACGGTTGGTGGATATTTGTTTGAACAACCAGGTATTATAAACAGTATAAATTATTCAGTTCCAACTGAATCCCCCTGGGAAATTGGTATAAGTGATACTGCAGGATTTGACGATAAAGTTAAAGAACTCCCCCATATAATTAAAGTAACAGGATTTAGCTTTACACCAATTCATGAATTTGTTCCTAAAATCCAGAAAAATACTTATGATGGCCTTTATAATGAGGACGGAACTAATTTAAGAAATGTAATTAGCAGATTTGGAAGAGGAGATGAAATCGGAAAAGAAAGATATATAGCTCTATCAAAAGATACAACTCCATCTGCTGCTACTACTAACTATAATCCACCTAATGATTATACTTACGATGTTAAGCAATCCAGAGCTAATCTTAACCAAAATATACCTTCCTCTCCTACTAGAATTTTACCTGCCTTTCCATCTTCCTAAAAAATAACATGAACCGTTACAAAAATATACCTATATTTAAAAATACAACTGGAAAGCAATATTATGGTACTACCAAATATCCTGATCTCCCTTTGGATTTTAACGATATTTACGTATATTCAACCGTAGGTGATAGATTTGATATATTAGCACTGCAATATTACAGTGATTCTACTTTATGGTGGGTAATTTCAATTGCAAACACTAATTTAACACAAGGTTCATATTACATACCTGAAGGATCTCAAATTAGAATACCTGCCAATATTAGCAGAATTATGGCTCAATACAATGCGTTAAACTC